AACTGATTCAGCTGCTGGTTCAGGTTCGCGGTGATCGAGTCTCGCGGGTTGGGCATTGGTACGCCGATCACTGAGCACCTCCCGGGAGGCGGCTGGCCTTTTCCTCGAGCTGGATGGCGTAGTCGACGGCAGCCGCGTGTTCGAAACGAAAGCCACAGGTCTTTCCGGTGACCAGGTCGACGATGTGGTACGCCTTCGGCCCGACGGTCTTCACCTGGAAGCGCACCTTCTGCACGGGTAGTTCCTTGCCGATCAAGGAGTAAAATTCGGACGTTGCGATGACTGCGCGGAGGCGCAGAGCCTCAAGCCCGGCGAAGCGCTGCTGCAGAATTGATTGCATGGCTGATCCCTCGGTGTGGGTTGCGTGTATTCGTCAGCACTCGGCCCGCCTGGTGTATGCCGTTGGGCGCAGGGGAGAGTGCTGACGGATAAAGGCGGGGAAAAAGAAAGGCCCGTTGGACGTTCGGGCCTTTCACAGATGCAGTGATCTTCGGGCTATGGTCTATTTCATGATGGTCATCCTCCAATGTGCGCCGTTGGCATCTTGGCGGGCGCTCGCCGTTCTCTGGTTTGTTGCATGCAGGTGGCCGGTATAACCCGGGGATTCGTCCGCATCCCGCTGCACCCTGTCGCCAAGGTGCAGAAGTGATGCTGTCCGTCCTATTGCCGCCGGAGGGGCGGGGCGCATTGCTTGCCGGGTCATTCACACGGTTCTGACGTTTCACCATCGAGCAGCCGTCCAGGTTGTTCCTGTCGTGGGCAGGCTTTCGGGCCTGTCTGCTCGCCGGTCGCCGGTAGAGGCAATGCGGTCTGTTGTTTATTGCGCTGACTGTTAAAGAGCGGTGTTGCCTTGAAGCCGTTCGCAGTAACTGTGTTACTGCGATAGATGTAGTTAACCATCGGTATATTTAATCGTCAATACCGATGGTTAATTTAATTTTGATGGGTGTGCGGTATGCTTCGCTTTAGCTGGATGGATATACAGTATTGAGGAAGCGGAATGGCAAAGGCAAAGAAGCAAGCAAAACCAGTAGAGCAACAGGCGATCAGCGGAATTGAAAAGCTTGGCCTACGCGTATCTTCGATGATCAACCACCCGGTTGCGCAGACTCAGCGATGGGTAACTGTTCATCGACTGGACACAGACGGTGATCGTGAGTGGGAGGAGGTGATGAGCTTGCTATCCGAGACGGACGGCATAGACATGACGTTCAACGACGATGAGTCGGTGACGCTCAGATGGGAGACGAGTACCGAGGACGATCGCCCGGTTGAGGTAATGGAGGCAGTTGAGGAGCCAGCGCCTTTCTGACGGCCACAAAAAAGCCCGCTATAGGCGGGCTAGCAGGACAGAATCGTCTGGGCGCTAAAGTTAATGGATGAGTCGGTTTTGGCCCGCAAGCGACGAAATCATATCGAAGTACCTTGCCGCGTCTTTGACGTTTTCCAGATTGAAAAGCTCATCGCTGTAGTCACTCGCCATATTAAGATGAGAAGTTATCTCTTTTTCGACAGAGCTACTCGCGGTATAAACAAAATAACTTCCAGTTTTTTCTCCGAGGGCTTTGCGTCCCTCCATGAAAGTCATGACCTTTACGGATGTTTCTTTGAATTTAGAATTCAGGTCGTTGACGTTGAAGTCAATAGCCTCGGTGATGTGGTACTTCCCATTTTTGAGAATAAAGTCAGCATTAAATCCGCTCTTCTCGTTAAGGGGGTAGTTGTAAACCATCTTGTGCCGACTTAAGTCGTCCGTGCTTTTGGCAAGTAAATCCATCGACTCGAATTTGTCTTTCAAATGGCTTAGTATTCTCGGTGTTCGAGTGGCCTTCTCTTTTGCTGAGTAAGGTTTAATTAACAAGTTGAACAGGTTTCGAACGCGCTGCTCATACTGCTTGTCGTCATCGATTATAAATTCTGCAGTTTCCGATAAATAACTAGGCGACCTAAAACTTTTCAACATGGAAAGTGATCTATCCACAGATCCAGACAGCTCGGAAATCTGTTCTATGGAGCTCTTCAAGTTTTCAATGTCTTCAATACTGGCACTTCCATCAAGCATGCGTAGCTTTGCTGATGCATTAATTACCCGGACATCCAGTGTGTCAGCTTTGAAAACTACTAGGCCGACGTTGATAATCTCTCCGCGTTTAGGGTCTGGCATATACTTTATGATTGAGTATTTAAACGTTCTCATCATATCCTCCCTTTAATCGCATTGATTCGATCGAGCCTAGCATTTGAGCCCCACCAATCAATATAGCTTTTTCGTTCGCGCTTTGTCATCCAATCGGCTGGCATATTTTCCAATATTTCTTCGACATCCTCTGTCGATATTTTAGCCAAAGCGTCCAAGCATGCGACCGCCTCGCTTCGGTCATAGTTCAGAGTAAGGTTGATCAGCATGAAAGAACCTTGGGTGTTGCTCGCTGGGTGTAATGCCTCAAAGCCATCATGCCCAGTTTCAAAGCAAGCTCTGCTAAAGTCGAATGCCAATGCGATGAAGGAATTATCGAAACTCTGTCGCCACAGATAGTTTCCCCAGTGGCGGTCTTCATTGTTAACAAAAATATCGAAGGCGTATAATCGGCTTAAAAATGTCTTCAAATTGTTTATCTTGATTTTTTGATCAAGAATTTGCATAACCTCATGCATCTGAGTGATTTTCTTAACGCCACCTTCCCATAGCGAACCAAAGCCCGTACCACCTTCAGATAAGTTTATAAAGGCATAGTTAGGTGTTGGGATGGTTACTCTATAAGCAAGTTCATAACAAAGAAGCTCGCTAGCAGGAACTTTCCCTTTTCCATCAGAAGGTTTTTTTACAGCGTAGTCTTTTCCATCGCGCGCATTGATAATTAACTGAAGGTCAGCAGAGCCTTGATTGTTTGGGTATTCGGTAAGTATATCTACTGGAAACATCCGCTTCTGATAACCAAGAGCCTTATCCTGAGGAGCTGGGCTTTTGTCTTTATTTGATCCTTCTTCGTTCTTCATCTTGTCTTCCCTTGAGCCCAGTGATGTTTCCAATCAATGAATTTTTGGCAGTCTTCCAGTCGTGTGCATGGCCGCGCCGATAACGCACGGCTACACCAGGTGCGCATTCCACACTAGCAGCACCCGAGCCTGGATGAACGTCATGTCTCGGCGAATCATCCGGTCTTTGTGCCGAGTATTGTCGGAGATCATCTCGAAGTGTTCTTCATCGGCCACTTGCAGACGCTTGATGTAGATGTGGTCATCCCAAGAGAACAGATATATCCCGTCGCCGACGAATTCCCGAATGTGCACGTCGACGATCAGCGGGTCGCGATGCTTGATTGTCGGCTCCATCGACTGACCCCAGCCAGTGACCATCTTCAAGTGGTAGTGCTCTTCGAAGTCCACGCCCAGCTCGCGCAAATGCTTGGGACTTACCCGGACGTCCTGAAACATCTCCGGAAAATCATGGGCTATCTGCCCGCCACCCATTGCAGCGCGGATGTCGTAATGAGCGATCCAAACTTCATCGCCGACTAGGCCTGGGCGCGAAAAGTCAGCCGTAATGACATTGGTTTTCTGGGGGTCTTCAGCAGCATCGAGCAAACGCTGTCGGGCATCAGGAGAAAGCCGCTTTCCGCTCCGAGCAAGCATTTCCCTCACCATATCGGCAGCGCTTGTCCCTTCATCTTGGGCGCCTATGTCATGTCCAGCCAAGGGAACTGGGGCGCTGGTCAGGTTTCGTATCTCTTCCGCTAGGCGAGGGCTGAACGACTCAACCGGCTCTTGGAGCATGCGCGAAAGAACTGAAGCGAACTGTGCGTTGAGCGGGTTAATCCCTTTGAAATAAAGATTTACCGCAGCGGGTGTCATACCGGCAGCGTCGGCGATTTTCTTCTGACTCAGCTTCATCTCATTCTTTTTTGAAAGAAACAGAGCATGCGCAGCTTCGCATTCGGCCATGCGATCCGGCGGCAGGATTCGTTTTTTAGTCATCGCGCGAATGTATACCAATGGTTAAAAATGAGAAGAAACCATCGGTATTGATTAAAAATTAACAGATGGTTAATATTCGCCTCATCTACAAGAGAGGCACGACCATGAATGAGACTTCCCTCGACAAGTTCGTGGCTGACAAAGGGCAGTCCGAAGCCGCAAGGCTTCTCCGCGTCACTGCCCCAGCCATCCATAAAGCCTTATCCGCAAAACGGGATATTCGCGTGCTTGAGCTCCCCGATGGGAGCTTCCAGGCAAGTGAACTGCGTCCATTTCCATCCCAAAAATCCGCTGCATAAGTCATCCCTGCCACCAATCCATTGAAGAAATGATCGCTGACCACCTTCAGCGGCGCCACGGAAACAAATTTGAGGTTTTACGAATGGAAGATTTCTTGAGGGCTTGCCACACCACCATCAAGGAAAGCGGGGCAGAGGAACTGGCCGGGAAAATGTGCATGGCGCACGTGAGCCTGCTGCAGCGCTCGAACCCGGACAACGCGGCGCATCACCTGACCATCGAACATCTGTTCGGGATCCTGCTGCACACCCGCGACATGCGCCCATTGATGTCCCTGGCCGAACAGTTCGGTTTTGAGCTCACCGCGAAAGTTGCGCCAGCGCCGAAAGCGTTGACGACATCGCTCATTCATGTGGGCAAAGAAGTCGCTGATCTGACCATCGCTATCCACGAAGCCCTGGATGACAGCCATGTTTCTACCAGAGAGAAGTTCGAGATTCTCACGGAAATAACTCACGTCCGCGAAAGCCTTGCTGAGTTGGAAAGCTCGGTCAAGGCGGCCTGATTTTCAGACACAAAAAAGCCGACGTACGAGGTCGGCTTTTTCAACAGCAGTAAAACTTTGTGGAGATGATTATGCACAACCAGATCACCCCCGGCAATCCCCCCGATGTCGCGATACTTTTGGGCGAATCGCAAAACGTGTCACGACTACGCGTCACGGTTGAATCTGAAACTGGAGATCAGCTGTGAGCACCATAATCATGAGCTTGTGCTGGCCGCTTCAGGGCATGAGCGGGCCGCAAAAGGCTGTGCTGATCTCGCTGGCGGACAACGCAAACGACGAAGGTGTTTGCTGGCCATCCGTTGCACGTATTTCGGAACGCACTTGCCTTGCTGAAAGAACCGTCCAGACCGCGATCAAGTGGCTTGGCCAAGTGGGGCTGTTGTCAGTTCGCGAGCGGATGGGGCGCTCGACGATGTACACCCTAACCCCTGCAGCATATGCACCCCCGCAAGAGTCGCACCCCGCAGCAGATGCACCACCACCCCCGCAGCTCACGACAGAAACCCCCGCAGCACCTGCACCCAGAACCGTAATAGAACCATCAAGTGAACCGTCACCTCTTGTCGACGATGAGCAGCCACCGAAGATTTCGAAGCCGAAGTGCCCAACTCAGGCAATCGTCGATTTGTTCAACACGACGATCCCTGAGTTTCCTCGAGTCGTGATGCTGACCAAGGATCGAATCGCCAAGATCAATGCCCGCTGGAACGAGAGCGACGTGCACCAAGACCTCGGCTTCTGGGCTGAGTATTTCGCCCAGGTGCGTTCGAGCAGGTTCCTTATGGGGGAGGTGTCCGCTGCTGGTGGCAGTCCATTCCGTTGCAACTTCGACTGGCTGATCGCCCCGAGCAACTTCGTCAAGGTTGTGGAGGGCAATTACAATGCGTGACCCCTACAACGTCGAGGCGGAACACGGCCTGCTGGGCGCGATGATGCAGCGCCCCGAACTGATCGACTCCCTGAGCGACGACCTGTCCGCCGAATCGTTCTACTTCCCGGAAAACGCTGAGGTGTACCGGGGGATCATGGCGGTCCGCTCGGCTGGCAAGTCCGTCGATTTCCTCACAGTGGGTGACCATCTTGGCACCTTGCTGGATGGCACCCCGGCCTTTGCCTACTGCGCCGAAATCGTCAACGGGACTCCCAGCGTCGCCAACGCCAAGACCTACGCCGCCATTGTGCGGGAGCGGGCAGTTGAGCGGGCACTGTTCGACCTCGGCGGCCAAGCGATGGATATCGCGCACAGCGATCAGGATGTGCAGGCGAAAATCGCCGCCGTCCAGGCCGCTGCCATGGCCATTGATTGCGGGTCCGGTGATGACGACATCGTCAAAGTGGGTGACGTGCTGGTCGACCAACTGGAGGTGTGGCAAGAGCGCCACGATCGTCATGCCCGTGGCGAAACACTGATCGGTCTATCGACCGGCCTGCGCGACCTCGACGAGAAGATCGGCGGCCTGCAACCCGATCATCTGTACATCGTTGCCGGCCGTCCCGCCATGGGCAAGACCACGCTGGCGATGGGTTTTGTTATCGATGCGGCCGTACGCCAAAGCAAGTCATCCCTCGTCATCAGTTTGGAAATGAACAAGGGGCAGTTGCTGGATCGGGCCGTGGCGTCGGAGGGGCGTATTCCGCTCACTTTGGTGAAGAACGGAACGGCGTGCCAGAGCCATGGCACGGAACTCGCCGCGGCGGCCGGTGTACTGCGTCGCGCTCCTCTGTACATCGCCGACCGGGCCGGCTCGTCGATTGGGCGAATTCGTTCACTGGCTCGCCGCCACAAGATGCGTTACGGCCTCGATCTGCTGATGATTGACTACCTGCAGCTGTTGGAGGGCGAGGGCGGCAACCGGACCGAAGAGGTCAGCAGCATCAGTCGTGGTTGCAAGCTGCTCGCCAAAGAGCTGGGCATTCCCGTCGTACTGCTGAGCCAGCTCTCTCGCAAATGCGAAGAGCGCCCCAACAAGCGGCCAATCCCCTCGGACTTGAGGGAGTCCGGCGCCATCGAGCAGGACGCCGATGTGATCTTGTTCGTGTATCGCGACGAGGTCTATCACGAGAACACCGACGCCAAGGGCATTGCCGAAATCATCATTGGCAAGGGTCGCGACATCGAGATGGGCACTGTTCGCACTGCATTTCTTGGCCAGTACAACCGCTTTGAAAACCTTGCTGCCGGGTGGAAGCCAGAGCCTGTCGAGCAGCTGGAGAAGGTCACCAGCCTGGCCAACCGTTACCGAAAAAAGGAATCGTTCTGATGGACTCTCAGCGACTGGCTGTTCCCGAACCGTCCACCTACCGCTTCGCGGTGTTCTGCTGCTCGTTCAAAATGGATCTGAGCAGTACGCCAGACCATGCCTTGGCGCTGTTTGCCGACGAGGCCATGGCCAAGCGTTATGGTGCGTGGATGTGGCCTACAACGTTCGAGGTGGTGGACCGTCTCGCCCAACCGGGGGCAAGCGATTGAGCGCCCTGATCAAGACCCTGACCGTGAAGCTGTCAGACACCGAAATTCAGCGCAACGCCAAGCTTGACCATGTGCGCGACCTGCGTGATGCCAGCCACCCGGCGCTGCACTTTCGTTATGCGAAGAATCGCGCGCGCGGATCTTGGTACCTGCTGAACAAACGCAAGTGGCACCGCATCGGCGCCTTTCCCGACCTGTCCACCAAGCAGGTGGTCGCGGCTTTACCGGCCGTGCGCCTGCGAGTGGCGGCCGATGGCGCTGCCAGCGTTTCTGGTTGGGTGACCGTCGGCGAACTGCTGGACTGGTTTGGCGATCGCATGGCTCGCTCCCGCGCGCTGTCCGCCAAGCGCCGTTCGGCCGGCAAGTCGGCTATCAGTTGCCAGCTGAAGCCGCGCCTGGATGATCTGCTGATCCGCGACGTCAACGCTCAGACCCTCGACAAGCTGCTGATGTGGCCGGCTCAAGAAGAGTTGTCGTTGTCGTATGTCCAGCAGTTGTACCGCCTGCTTGCGGTGGCCTTCCGGCAGGCACGCAAGCTGGACCTGATCCCGGCCAACCCGATGGCCGAACTCAAGTTCATCCACTTCACCACGGCGCGCATCCTGCCGAAGCCGGCCCGACTGCGCGATGTCCAGCTGCTCGAGCTGGTGGCACAGCTGGCCGAGCGTTTCGAGAGCGCACCTGATGACGCCATGCTGGCCCTGATGATGCTCTGCCACGGCACCCGTATCGGCGAAACCCGCCAGTCCCGCTGGGCCGACATTGCGCTGCCTGAGCGTGAGTGGTTCCTGCCGGCCGAACACACCAAGAGTAAGACCGAGTTGCGGGTGCCGCTGACCGATCAGGTATGCGCATTGCTGCGCCGCTACCGTGATCGACAGACCGCCCAAGGGTACGAGGGGTCGTTCCTGTTCCCGTCCCGGCGAGGGAAGGCGCTGAGTGACAACCAGGCCAGTGCCGTGTTCACCCGACTGGGACAGGGCGCCTGGACCAGTCACGACCTGCGCAAAGTGGCCCGTACTGCGTGGACTGACCTCGGCGTCGACGGCCACATCGGCGAGATGCTGCTGAACCATTCCCTCGGCAAGATCGCTTCCACCTACATCAACACTCAGGCCAAGGAGCAGCGTCGGCTGGCTCTGGTGAAGTGGCACAACTGGTTAGATGAGCGTGGCTTCAGGGCGATCCATGAGCAGACAGGCGCTAGATATGAAGATTCGCAAAACCTCGTAGACGCCTTGAATAGCGTGGCCTGCGAGTCAATTCCGCAATTTGTTAAGGGCGAGGTTTCAAATCATGTGGAAAGGGCGAGTGCCTGGCTTTAAGCGAGATAGGATCGAGCTGGAGCCTTGCTTGATCTGCGAGGGGAAAGCGGTAGTGAAAGGGGTGTTTTATGAGCTGGTTTGCACTGATTGCAACGGCTCAGGTTGGGTTGTTAGGGGCAGCAAGTTGGTGCTTTCTACCGACGAGTTGGTCACCCAGCTGAGTTTCAAATTGCAGCACGCTCAGCGTGAAATTTCCGCGCTGAAAGGTTCGCCATCTATGGCCGGGCCGCAGATCCAATACGAACAATCGAACCGCCTGGGGGCGGGCGGCACAAATTACACAGGGGATTGAAAGCATGATGATTCGTAAGCCAGCAGGCCGACCGTTGGGTGATACGGAATATTTGCTAGAACAGTGGGGATGGTGGCGTTTGGATGGGATGGGAATGCCTAGTTGCACATCGCCGAGCTTGACCCTGATGCGTCAAGCTGTGTCGCAACCGACGACGAGTAAAAACTACAGCATTACCGACGAGTGGGCGCTTGCAATCGATAGAGCTCTAGCCAATCTCTCGCGTCGGGACCAGCAAATGGGCGATGTTCTCTGGCTTTATTACGGGGTGAAATGGCCTATGGTTCGAGTAGGAAAGCACTACGGAATAAGTGAAGGTAAGGCGAGGGAGTTGGTGAGAGCCGGCGGAGCATGGATTGATTGCGCAATTAATCTGATGAGAGAGATCGCATGAGTCGATAGTAACAGAAGTATTTTGTTAATTTTTTGCGCATTTTAGCACGTAATTAATATTTTGCATTCCGCAATGCTAATCGGCTGGATAAAAGGTGTTTGTAGTTTTATAGGAACTGCCTTTTCTGAGAATATTAATTATGTGTGTATAGTAAGCTTGACGGTATGAGGTTCCTCTAATAGGCTTTTATTAGTTTTTGTGCGAGTGGCTTCGATGGAAAGGGAAGGTGATCTATGGTCAACCTGCATGGTCCTAAGTCTATAGTCGTCGGTATTAGTATGCTGTTGCTATCGCAGCTGCAAGGGTGTGCGACGAACACTCAAATTATCTCCTCGGAGTCAGATAAGAGTAATAGTGACGCGGTGCAAATGGCACAGCGTCAGTTGGCCTCATCGGAGGCTAAGGGGTGTAAAGCGATTTCAATTTCCGGCGGTCCTTCTGTAGCGCTCGGTTTAGTCATCGGCGATGCATGTGTGGACTGTCAACCCATTCAGCAAAACCAACGCAGACAGGTATATGTTGTAAATATTTTGATGCGGTGCCCGGGAGCCGGTGGTGTTTCACCTATTTAACAGCCCGTTGAGGGCTGCAGCGCACATCCTGTTTTTTATGTGCGCGCTCATTGTCTGTAATTGGCAATTAGCTGTTGGTGCGACCTTTGGTGCGTCTGATAGTACACCACTAACTGAAAAGCAAATTGGACAGATAGGTGGCGCTAACTCTGAAGGAATAATATTTAGTGGGGACGTAATTTACTACTCCGATGCGCTCGAAAAGTCAGGTTTGATTGCGCAACTGTGGCCCGATGGAAAATTGATATATGAGTTTGATGCTTCTTTGACCGCTGATCAAAGAGGCAAGTTTGTTCAAGCATGTGGAGCCTGGACAGTTAATACATCCGTGTCATGTGTTGCGCGTAACGGTGAAACAAATTTTGTGCGTGTGGCTAGTCATAATGGAGAGAGATGCTCAGGTGCTTATACCAGTTGTTCAGCAGTCGGAATGAGGGGCGGTAATAATGCACAGGATTTATTTGTATATACCAAACATTGGGATTATTCAGACGTTCTACAGCATGAAATAGGACATGCTTTTGGTTTGATTCATGAGCAACAGCGGCCAGATAGAGATACATTTGTTTCGATATTGACTCAAAATATTGTTTCGGGAAGTGAACTTCAGTTTTCCATTAGAGATGTATCAGTGGTGACTGAGTATGACTTTGATTCAATAATGCACTACAATAATTGTGTTTTTTCTAATAAGAGTTGTAAGATCGATGCTCCGACAGAGGGCGTTTCTACCATTTTTCCTAAAGCGTGCAATCGAGACATCGTTGGTGGAAAAGTAATCACACGCTTGGATTTGGAAGGTGTTGGGCGCGCCTACGCACCTCAGGTCTTTAATCTTTATTCGAAAAGTCGTCGTTCTCAGTGTGGTGTCCACAATTTAAGTCCTGCGCAAGTAAGCTTTATATGTGGGTCGAGTGTTTGCGCTCAGGCGGGGCCTGTCTCGTATGATAGAGTTGATGAGTTTCACCATGAGGAGTGCTTTGGAGGGTTCTTGACCGATCCGGATGATTTTAATAAATGTCCATCTCTCAAAACTTTGATTTACTCGCATAGCAATACTGCTGACTTGGCTTGCGGCTTAGGTGATACGAGGACTAAGTATTATTGGGATTGGTCGTGTGCGTGTGGTAAACAGTCGCTTAATAAGCTTTGTGTTGATGTTGAAGGGGGTGTTGATGTCACCGCGCTGGAGAAACTTCGAAGTTCAACTGACCCTCGTGATGTTTCTACAGTGCGCTATATTGATCAAATATCAGGCTGGAGAAAGCTTGGGTTTGTCGAAGAAAGTATTGCTGGAGTGACAGGCGGGCTGCTGGTAAAAAATTATTTACAGAAGTCCTATCCTGATAGGCTGTTATCATTAGTTTTCAAGATGCGATTGATGATCGAATTAAATTTGTACGTTAAAAAAAGCTATACTCTTAGATATGCAACATTTCTAAAGCTTTTACGTGAGGAAGGAATGAATTTAGGATCAATGTAATCTTTCTCAAACCTCTGAAATATCCGTTACTTGGTAAGCATGCATTTTCGTTAAAAAAGCGAGATAGTCATCCGAAGGCGAAAAAAGTGTTTTCCGCGCGGAATAGCTGTGTTTCTATAGCAGCGTGTATTGCTGTGAACGCAGCGAGACGCTTCAATAAACCGGCCATCGAGTCGGTTTTTTTGTGCCTACATGTAAGCCTCGCCATTGAGCGGGGCTTTTTCGTTTTCGGCCCCATGCCTGGCTCTTTGCTCTGCGCGGATGACAGTGACATGGAGGCCGAACCTATTTGAGGACTACAGATGAGTACGGAGCATCAAGCTCTCACCGATGTACCCCTTTGGCTGTTGATACTGTTAAGCATGGCGGGTTTGTCTGGGGAGATGCTGAGGGCATCAGGTAGCGATCTTGGACTGCGTCAGATCCTGCAGCGCGTGGCTTTGCGCTTTCTGGCATCTGGTCTGTTGGGTATGGCCACGTTGCTGCTCGCAATGGCCCTTTGGAACAACCTGTACCTTGCAGCAGGACTCGGCATAGTCATCGCGGTTATTGGTGCTGATGTTGCGGGCGGCCTCTACACGCAGTTTTTGGCAAGGAAGGCAGGTGTTAGCAGCCCATCGACAACGAGCAATGTGCGCGATCAGTAAGGCCTTGATTGAGGGAGGGCGATCCAGTGTTCAAAGTAGGCTTTGGATTGGACTCAGCTCCGCTTCTTTGGGAACTGGATGATATCGAGCAGCGACAGTTGCCGTATGTGCAGATGCTTGCAGCGACCCGACTGGCTCATCGCGTCAAGAAAGGCATGCTGCCGGTGATGAAAGCCCGGCTTGATCGGCCGACCCCGACCACGATGAATAGCCTGTTTGTAAAGATGGCCCGCAAGGGCAAACCTGCAGAGGTGTACTTCAAGGACTCTTGGGTTTCAGGTGTTCCGGCGGACGCCTACCTGCAACAGGCCGTCAGTGGAGGCCTCCGCCCCCATAAGCGTTTTGAAAAGGCATTGATCGCTCGCGGCATCATGCAGGCCACCGAGTACGCGGTGCCCACTGCACCATTCATGAATCAGTACGGCAACGTGTCACGCGGCACCATGACCAGGATCCTGTCGGGCTTGGGCGCGGCCGAGACACGATCGGGCTATCAGGCCAATGCCAGTGGCAGCGCCCGAAGTCAGCGCAAGGGCAATGCCCATCGGTTCTTCTCCAGTGAGGTCGATGGCACTCGGGCGGTATGGGAGCGCAAAACCAAGGGCGATGAAGTCCGTCCAGTCTTTGTCTTCAGTGCCTCGGCGCCTCGTTACCGCACCATTTTCCCGTTCTTCAAGATCGCCGAGAACATCGTAAAGGCCCATCACTCGGCTGAGGTTGCGCAGGCATTCGCCGATGCTCAGGCGACGGCGCGGTGACTGGGCGTCGAGGCTGCGAAATGTAGAAAAAAGGACCGCTTTTCGTGCGATTTCCGCTTTACAGGGGGGCGGGGGGTAAACCCAAAGGTACTCCCAGACCCCACCCCCATAGGGGGTAATTCGGGCCCCGCTTCTTCGCTATGTATGACCCATTTCCAGAGGTTGGTTGTTGTGTAGTTATGGCTAATCCATCGATAACCCGTAAGCCTGAATGGCTGAACAAATCCCGCATGGCTGACAGCTTGGGTATTACGACGCAAGCCTTCGACAAATGGGGGGTTGTGGCGGTTGCCAAGATCGGCCGCGAGTCGTTTTACGACGTCCGGTCGGTGATTGATAACCGCCTGAAGCATCAGGGTGGAAAGCAGCAACCCGGCTCCGAAGAAGTCGACCCGCTCATTGGTTACAAGATCGATTGCGAGCGACTGCGGCTGACCCGAGAGCAGGCCGACGCCCAGGCACGCAAAAACAAGGTTGGAGACAAGGAGCTGGTCCCGGTCGGTTTTATGATTTTTGCCTTATCCAGCCTGTCGGCGCAGTTGGCCTCAACCCTTAACACCATCCCCAAAAGCGTAAAGCGTAAGCACCCCGATATCGCCGTGCGTCACCTTGATGCAGTCGAGATCGAGATTGCCGTTACGCGTAACGCTGCTGTCGGATTGGCTGACCGCATACCGGAGCTTTTGGATGAGTACATCGCCTCCTTGGATGAGGCCACTGGTTGACGCTGTCCGGCGCGGGCTGAAGAGCCTTCAAAAAGATGCCCCCCTGACGGCGGTCGAGTGGGCAGACAAGTATTTCTACATGTCGTCTGAGTCGTCCTACGGCGAAGGTAAGTGGACGACCGAGGCGTTTCAGGTGCCCTTGCTGAATGCCATGGGCAACGACCTGATCGAAGAACTGAACCTGCTGAAGTCGGCGCGGGTTGGCTACACCAAGATGTTGGTGGCGAACATCGCCTACAAGATCGAACACAAAAAGCGCAGCGTCTGCATGTGGAGTCCGACCGACGACGACGCTAAAGACATCATGAAAAAGCACGTCGATCCGATGATTCGCGACGTGCCGGTGATCAAGGCACTGGCGCCCTGGTGCGGAAAAAAACACGGCGACAACACCCAAGAATCCAAGGTTTTCGAGAACCGCAAGGTTCTGTGGTGGCTGGGCGGTACAGCCGGCGGTAACTACCGGGAGAAAAGCCCGGACGAGGTCGGTTACGACGAGCTGTCGAACTTCGATGAGGACATCGACGGCGAGGGTTCGCCGACGTTCCTTGGCGATAAACGCCTTGAGGGGGCGACCTACCCCAAGTCGATTCGCGGCTCCACGCCCAAGCTGGCTGGAACCTGCCAGATCACCCGGGCGGCCGAGGAATCGGCCTACCTGATGCGCTTTCACATTCGCTGCCCGCACTGTCGCACTGAGCAGACGCTGAAGTGGGGCGGGCCAGATGAGCCGCTTGGCATCAAGTGGCTGAAAGATGAGCGCGGCGAGGTTATCAAGGCCTGGTATCTGTGCGAGTCCGGTAACGGCTGCACGTTCGAACATCACGAGATGATCGAGGCGTCACGATCAGGCCGCTACATCTGCGAGAAAACCGGCATCTGGACGCGTGACAGCATCGAGTGGTTCGAGGCGGATGATGCGCCGATGCGCACGCCGCGCCGGCTCACGTTCCATATCTGGACGGCGTATTCGACTTTCACCACCTGGGTGAAGATCGCCGACGAGCGCGTCAAGGCCGGCAAGGATCGGGGCAAGCTCAAGACGTTTACCAACACCACGTTGGGCGAGACGTGGGAAGAAGACCAGACCGAGAAGGTCGATTGGGAATTGCTGCACGCCCGACGTGAGGTCTACCCCGCCCAGGTGCCGGCGGGTGTTGTTGTGCTGACCGGTGGGGTGGATACCCAAGACGACCGTTATGAATTGCGGGTGTGGGGCTGGGGCGCTGGAGAAGAAGCGTGGTTGATTGAGCGCAAGATTCTTACTGGTGATCCGTCGAGTGCGGTTCTCAAGCGCAAGGTGGGGCGTGAACTGCACCGGATGTTTACCCGTTCTGACGGTGCGGTGATGCGGGTCGAGCGCTGGTGCTGGGACTCCGGCGGTCACCACTCGGACGATGTTCGGGCCGAAAGCCGCAAGCATGGCGTGCATTGGGTGATCCCGATTTTCGGGGCCAGCATCTACGGCAAGCCGATTGCGAGCTTCCCGCGACGCAAGGAAAAGAAGTCCAAGACCTACTTAACCGAGGTCGGTACCGACAACGCCAAAGAGGTGATCTACAACCGCCTCAAGCTACAGCCGGACGGCAATCGTCCGGTACCGGGTCTGGTGCATTTTCCTGCCGACGACCTGATCTGCGACGGCGACGAGCTGAAGCAGATCACCAGTGAAACCAAGAAATGGATCATGGCCCGAGGGCGCCGCGTGCTTCGCTGGGATGCCAGCAAGAAGCGCAACGAGGCGCTCGACTGCTTTGTGTACGCCTTGGCGGCGCTGCGCATCTGTCAGGAAAAATTCGGCTTTGATCTTGAGTATCTGGCCAGACAGAACGCGGCAACCGGCGTTTGGGAGGTTCCAGACGAGCCGGACGACTCGGATGAGTCGGACGATCACAACGAACCACAAGCCCCGGCCGTCGAGCCTGAGCCTGAGCCGGCCCCGGTGCCGATCCAACCCCAACCAGACCACCAGCCTGCCGCCGGCGGCTGGGTTGAAACAGGAGCGAGCGCATGGCTGGTGTAAGCGCCCAGGAAATGGTCAACCTCTACATTGAGGCCGAGAAAGCCGTTTTGCTTGCCAAGGAAATGGGATTCAAAGACCGCAAAACGGTGATGGTCGAATTGCGGGATATCACCGCCAATCGTGAGAAGTGGGAGCGGCGTTTGGCTCAAGAGCAGCGCAGGGGGCGTCCGGGGCATTCCCTGGCGACGTTCGATTGAACCTGCTCGATAAAGCCCTGGCGCCACTCTTTCCCGGAATGGTCGCCGAGCGTCTGCGGGCGCGGAACGTGATCATGGCTTTTGAAGCGGCCACGGTGACTCGCACGCACAAGGCCAAGAAACAAGCGCGCAGTGCCGACGGTTCGCTGAATCGCACGCTGAAATCACTGCGTGAGCAGTGCCGCAAGCTGGATGAAGATCACGACATTGTCACTGGCCTGTTTGACCGCTTGGAGGAACGAGTGGTGGGCGGCCCAGGTATTGCGGTAGAGCCCATTCCGTTGGGCTATGACGGCAGTATTCACGTAGTTTTCGCGGCCGCGGTCAAGGCGCTATGGAGTGAATGGTCGCTCAAGCCTGAGTCGTCAGGGGAGCTGAGTCGGCCGCAAATGGAACGCCTGGTGTGTCGCACCTGGCTACGCGATGGCGAGGCTTTGGCGCAGAAGCTGATGGGCAAGGTGCCCGGCTATGAGCATCTGCACGGCGTGCCGTTTGCCCTGGAGTTGCTGGAGCCGGACTACCTCCCGATTGAATACACGGACTTTTCAAAGGGCATCGTCCAAGGCGTCGAACGCAACTCTTGGCGCCGTGTTCGGGCGTATCACCTGCTGAAGACCCATCCCGGGGATTTAGGTGGGAATCTGGCGCAGAAAACCAAGCGCGTGCCGGTCGAGCAGATGATTCACATCGCGCACCGTAAACGCATTGGGCAGAACCGTGGCCAGCCGCTAATGCATGCGGTGCTGATCCGTTTGGCGGACATCAAGGACTACGAGGAAAGCGAGCGGGTCGCGGCGCGCATCAGCGCGGCGTTGGCCATGTACATCAAAAAGGGCTTGCCTGACGACTTCGTCCCTCCGGCCAATGGTGAAGCTCGGGCCGAACGAACATTCCCGATCGCGCCGGGCATCGTGATCGACACGCTGTTGCCCGGTGAAGACATCGGGATGATTGAAAGCAACCGGCCGAATCCGTTTCTTGAGGGGTTCCGCAATGGTCAGCTCAAGGCGGTGGCGGCTGGTACGCGCAGCACCTACTCCAGTGTGGCGCGCAGTTACGACGGCACCTATTCGGCCCAGCGTCAGGAGCTGGTCGAGGGGCAGTTGGGTTATGACTTGCTTCAGCACGAGTTTATCGACGGCTGGTGCCGTCCCGTTTATCGCGAATGGCTGCGCATGGCGATCATGAGCGGCCAATTGGTCGTGCCCGCTGAGGTAGATCCGCGAACGATCTACGGCGCGTTCTATCAAGGCCCGGTGATGCCCTGGATCAACCCGGTGCATGAGGCCACGGCGTGGAAGCTTCTGGTTGAGGCCGGTTTCTCCGATGAGGCCGAGGTGGTCCGCTCGCGGCAGCGCAACCCTACAGAACTCAAGGCGTCGCGCGCGGCGGAAGTCGCCGCGAACCGCGAGGCCGGGCTGGTATTCAGTTCGGACTACTACCACCAAATCTACGGGAAGAATCAGCCCAATGATGACGAAAAACAACGAACCGCTGATGCGGCCACGGGGCGCGATAACAGCGGCGACTGAGGCCGGCGAAAGCTGGTACACGATGCGCGCGCTGTCGGCCAGCATCGGCGAACTGCGCATTGAGGGTGAGATTGGCGCATGGGGCATCACGGCCAAGCAATTCGCCAAAGACCTCAAGGCCCTCGGTGACGTGTCACAAATCAACATGTACGTGAATTCCCCGGGCGGTGAAGTGTTCGAGGGGATCGCCATTTACAACATGCTCAAACATCACCCGGCCAACATTGACGGGACGGTGGGAGCACTCGCGGCGTCCATGGGCAGCGTGATCCTGATGGCGGCTAACACGGTCAGCATCCCGGAAAACGCCGCGATCATGATCCACAAGCCCTGGGGGATTCAGGGTGGTGACGCCGAGGATATGCGGCGTTACGCCGAATTACTCGATCAGGTAGAGGGCTCGCTGGTCCAGGCGTATGTCGCCAAGACCGGCAAGACCGCCGAGGAAATCCACGCCTTGCTTGACGCAGAAACGTGGATGTTCGGCAGCGAGGCGGTAGAGGCTGGCTTCGCAGACAAAATCCTTGAGCCGCTCAAGGCCTTCGCTCACATCAAATCGCAACGCATGCAGGAGTTCACCAACATGCCAGAAGCTTTTAAACAACTGTTGACCCCGCGCGGCTCGGTCACTCTGCCGGCACCCGCTCCAGCTCCAGCACCCGCTCCGGCCAATCTGACGGCTGACCAGATTCGCGCCCAGGCGCTGGCGGACGATGTCGCTCGTCGCGGCGGCATCCAAGCGGCCTTTGGTTCCTTCGGCGAAGCCCATGCGTCGTTGCTGCGGACCTGCCAGGATGATGTCAATTGCACCGTTGCCCAGGCACGCGAGCAACTGCTGGCGGCGATGGGCGCGCAGACCACCCCAGTCGCGAGTCCGCGACATCAGGGACATATCAACAACGGCAATCTGGTCGGCGATTCGGTGCGGGCTTCGCTGTTTGGTCGCCTCGGCATGGAAGAAAACCAAGCGGACAACGCATACAACCACATGACCCTGCGTGAACTGGCCCGGGCTTCCCTGGCTGATCGCGGCGTTGGCGTGGCGACCCTGCGCCCAATGGACATGGTCGGTCTGGCGTTTACCCACGATACCAGCGACTTCGGCAACATCCTGCTCGATGCCTCGCACCGTTCGCTGTTGGCTGGCTGGGAGGATGCCGAGGAAACCTATCACCTGTGGACTCGCCAAGGCCGTTTGAGCGACTTCAAGGTGGCTAACCGCGTCGGCCTGGGTTCGATGTCGACCCTGCGTGAAGTTCGCCCGGGTGCTGAATACAAGTACATCACCCTCGGCGACACCGGCGAGACGATCCGTCTGGCCACCTACGGTGAAATCTTCAGCATCAATCGTCAGGCGATCATTAACGACGACCTCGACGCCCTGAGCGCGATCCCGCGCCTGATGGGTGCCGCCGCGCGCGCCACCATCGGTGATCTGGTGTATGACACCTTGATCAACAACGGCAAGATGAAGGACGGCAAACCGCTGTTCGACGCCACGCGTAAAAACCTGTTCACCGGGGCCGATTCCAAGCTGTCGATCGCGGCCATGAGCGCGGCAAAAACCGCCATGGCGTTGCAGAAGGGCAAGCCTGCCAAAGAAGGCGAAAAAACCCGCACACTGAATGTGCGTCCCGCGTACCTGTTGTGCCCGGTCGCGCTGGAAGATCAGGCCAACCAGTTGATCCGCTCGACGTCGGTGCCGACCGCCCAAGTCAACGCCGGCGTGGTCAACCCGATCCAGAACTTCGCCCAGGTGATCGGCGAGCCGCGTCTGGACGACAATTCGTCGTCGGCTTGGTATCTGGCCGCGAAGCAAGGTAGCGACACTATCGAAGTGGCCTATCTGGATGGCGTTGACGTGCCGTACATCGATCAAATGGAAGGCTTCACCAGCGACGGTATCGCCACCAAGGTTCGGATCGATGCGGGCGTGTCCGCGCTCGACACTCGCGGCCTGAACAAGTCCGTCGGCGCGTAACTCGCCGGCCATCTCAAAGCCCCGCCAAGTGCGGGGTTTGTTGTTTTTGGATAGGGAAAAAGTATATGTCCACCAACTATGTAAGCACTGGCGAAACCGTCACTTTGCCGGCCCCCACTGGCGGCTCTGCCGCTGGCATCCCTCAGGTGATCAACGATCTGGCCGTCATGCCCTTGCAGAGCGGCCCCAAAAGCACGCTGATCGTGTACCGCACCGGGGGCAACTGGAGCGTTCCGGCGGATGCCGCGCTGAAAGCTGGCATGAAGGCCAGCGTCAAGGCGGGCGCCCTGGTGCCGGCCGGTACTGCTGATTCGGCCCCCTACGGCAAGCTGTTGACCGATTCGGTCGGCGGCTATGCCGAAGTGCTGATCGTTCAGTAATGCCGGGCGCTCGTTTTCGGGCTATTGCCGATCGCATGGACGCCTTGCTGGTGAGGCACCTGGGCGATCCGGCGACCCTCGCCGATGGGCGACCCGTCTCGGGTGCGTTTGCCTCCCCTTTTGTCGGCGCCGAAATCGGCGGCGGCAGAAGTGGGGCGATCAAGTTGGGCGCGGCGATCAATACGGATGCCGTGTTGGAGCCGACCTTTACCGCGCGGGTGGTCGACGTGGTCGGCGTCAAAAGGGGCGACTTTCTTACCATCGACTTGCCGGTCGAGCTGGGCGGCGGCCGCTACAAGGTCGCGCGCTTGAAGCCTGACGGCGCTGGGATGGTTGACGTAGTGTTGAGCGTGAACAATGAGCGAACTGACGACATTACATAACGCGATCACCCAAACACTGACGGCGCGATTGCCCAAGGTGCTGCACGTCGAGGCGTTCCCTGAGTTGGGCGCCGAGGTCAAAACGCCGGCGCTGTTGTACGGCCTGACGGACATGGGGCAGGGGGTGGATCGCGGCGAGGGTAAAACCGCACTGATCGGCCGTTTTCAGTCCTGCATTCTGGTCGAAGCGACGCGCGACAAGGCGTCGCTTCAGGCGGCCATTCTGGCCGCTCAGATGGCGGTGATCCTGCATAACCAAGTGTGGGGTTTGGAGTTTGTCACCGGTGTGCCGGAGAACATTCACGCGCAGCCGGAAGAGCCGACGCTGGAGCTTGAACAGTTCGTCATGTGGTCGATCCAGTGGACGCAGGCCTTTGAGGTCGGTGAGCTGGAATGGCCGTGGCCAGACGAGCCGCCGGGTTCCTTGGTGTTTGACATCGAGCCCGGCGATGGACCTGTTAGCCCGGAGGATCTGCCGTGAGTTACGCCAGTGCCGAGCATGACCGCATGATTGCGGCCATGCTGATGCCGTGTGCGGTGGTCGGTGTGGATCTGGTGGCGGGCAAGGTGCGGGTGAGCAATGGCGAATGGACCAGCGCCTGGGTGCGCTGGCACAGCTTGGCGGCCGGTAAGGCCAGGCACTGGCGATCGCCGTCACTGCACGAGCAGGGGGCGTTGTTTAGTCCCAGTGGTCAGGCCGGCATCGGCACCTTTATCCCAGGGTTGTACGGGGATGCCGGGGCTCAGCCGGACAATCGCGATCATGTGGAGGTCTGGCGCTTCGACGATGGCGGCTCGCTGGTCTACGACTGGCAGGCCAAGAGCTACACCATCACCTTGCCCAGCGGCACAGTGACGATCAAGGTCGCCAGCACCGAGGTCGTCGTTACGGATAGCGCCGTGACGGCCAAGGTCGGCGGCACCGAGGCGGCGTTGACACCCGATTCAGTCACGCTCAAGTCGACGGCCATCAAGCTGACCGGCGCGGTGCTGATCGACGGCACGTTACACGCAACGAAGGACATCACCAGTGCCGGCCAGATCCTCGACACCGGTGGTAACAGCAACCATCACTCGCATTAATCTCAATCCACGACAGCCCGCCGAGTGCGGGCTTTTTCATGCCTGGAGAAACCCGATGGCTAAGACCGAAAAGCCTGTTAGCGCTGAGCTGGCGCCCCCTAGTGCGGTGTCGGAGCTGCTGAAGTTCCGCGACCTGGTGTACACGTCGCGCACCCTGATTATTCCCAAATCCACCCGCAAGTTGCCGGTGGCCAAAGGCCTGGTGGAAGTCCAGCCGGATGATGCCGAGGCCCTGGCGTTCCTGACGGGCAACGAAGAATTCGCGCCGCTGAAGGAGTGATGTAGATGATCGGAATGGATCGCCACACCGGCCAACCCATTTCCGGCATCGGGCATCTGCGTCAGTCCATCGCGGACATCTTGGGCACGCGGGTGGGCAGTCGCCGGCATCGGCCGGAGTACGGCAGCAACATCCCCCTATACGTCGACATGCCCGTGAATGAGGGCTGGAAAAGCTCGGTGCAAGCCGAGGCGGTCCGGGCTATCAGTCGCTGGGAGCCGCGCGTCAAGCTCGAGCGCGTCCGTGCTATCTCGGTGCTGGGCGGGCAAATCAATCTGGGCATTGCCGGCGAATACCGTGGCGAGCGTTTTCTGTTTGAGGTGAGCGTATGAGCATCGTTGATTTGTCGGCGTTGCCGGCGCCGGACGTGCTGGAGCCTTTGGACTTCGAAGACGTCTATGCGGAAGACCTGGGGACATTTCGCGGGCACATGGGCGACAACTGGAGCGCGCCGCTGGAAAGTGATCCCGTGGTCAAGCTGCTGGAGGTCGGGGCGTATAACAAAGTGGGCAACCGGGCCCGGGTCAACGATGCCGCCAAGGCCCTGCTGTTGGCCCATGCGATCGGCCCGGACCTTGATCACCTGGGGGCTAACTTCAATCTGCCGCGCCTGGTGGTTCAGGCCGAGGATCTGTTGGCGGTGCCGCCGGTGGCGAAGGTCATGGAACAGGACGACCCTTACCGCGAGCGCATCCAGTTGGCCTTTGAGGGCTTGACCACGGCGGGGCCGCGTAACAGCTACATTCTGCACGCGCGAAGTGCCTCGGGGCTGGTGGCCGATGCTTCGGCGGAAAGCCCGTCGCCCGCTTGCGTTACGGTAACGGTGCTGAGTTCCGAGGGTGAGGGCGTGGCCGGGCCGGAGTTGTTGGCCACGGTGGCGGCGGGGCTCAATGATGAGGACGTGCGGCCGCTCGGTGATCGCGTGACGGCGCAAAGCGCCGAGATTATTCGCTATCAAATCAACGCCATTCTGCACATGAAAAGCGCAGGCCCCGAGGCGGATGCCGGTCTGGCGGAAGCCCGTACGCGCTTGGGGAAGTGGGTCAATCCGCGCAAGCGTCTGGGGGTGGAGGTGGCGCGCTCGGCGATTGACGCGCAGGTGCATGTCGCTGGCGTGTCCCGAGTCGAACTGTCGGGGTGGGTTGATCTGGCCCCAAGCAAGGCGCAGGCGGCGTACTGCACCGAGTTGAACGTGGTGCTGGCGGGGGCAACATGACCAGCTTACTGCCGAGCAATAGCACGCAACTGGAGCGCGCCCTGGAGGCGGCGTTCTATGAGAAAACCCTTGTTCCGCTGCGCACCCTGTACAACGCCGACACCTGCCCGGTGCACTTGCTGCCGCACCTGGCGTGGGCGTGGTCGGTCGATCGATGGGATTATCGGTGGTCGGAGGCGACCAAGCGTGCGGCTATTAAGGCGTCGTATTACATCCATGCCCGCAAGGGCACGATCGGCGCTCTGCGCCGCGTGGTCGAGCCGCTGGGCTACCTGGTCGAAGTCATCGAGTGGTTCAACACGGTGCCTAATGGGGAGCCGGGCACCTTCGCGCTCAGGGTCGGGGTGCTGGATACCGGGATCACCGAGGAAATGTATCAGGAGCTGGATCGCCTGATCGATGACGCCAAGCCCGTCAGCCGCAAGCTGACCGGTCTGGCGATCAGCCTGGAAACCCAAGGCGCTTTGAACATTGCCGTTTCCCTCTCCGAAGGCGACGAAATCGACGTGTACCCGCCAGTGATGCGTGACATTGAAGTCACGGGCCGCTTCGGTGTGGTCGGCCGCGAACACTCCATAGACACCCTGGACGTTTATTATGATTGATGCGAATTCGCAGTTTTTAGCGATCCTCACAAACGTGGGGATGGCCAAACAGGCGAACGCCGACGCGCTCGGCATTCCCTGGAAGATCACCGAAATGGGCGTGGGGGATGCCAACGGCACTGACCCGATCCCCAGCGCAACGCAAACCCAGCTGATCAACGAGTGGCGCCGCCGGCCGTTGAATCTGCTCAAGACTGACCCGGCCAACCCGGCGGTTCTGATCGCCGAGCAGATTATCCCGGCCGATGAAGGCGGTAAGTGGATTCGCGAAATTGGTTTGTACGACATCGACGGCGATCTGGTGGCGGTGGCCAACTGCGCGCCGAGTTTCAAGCCGGTCCTGTCGCAAGGTTCAGGCCGCACGCAGATTGTGCGGATGAACTTCATTGTCACCAGTACCGGCAACATCACGCTTAAGATCGATCCGAGCGTGGTGTTGGCGACGCGTGACTACGTCGATCAAAAGACGTTGGGGGTGCGGGAGTACGTCGATCAAAAGGTGTTGGAGGAGCTGGGCAAGCAGGACTTTAAGCACTCGGTTCGGGTGGCAACCACCGCCCCTGTGGTGCTGAGCGGCCTTCAGACCATTGATGGGGTCGCCCTGGTTGCCGGTGATCGCGTGTTGGTGAAAAACCAGGCGGTGGCCAAAGACAACGGCCCTTACGTGGTGGCTGCGGCGGTTTGGGCGCGTAGCGCGGATGCCGATAGCAGTCTGGAAGTGACGCCCGGGCTGTTTGTGCATGTCGAGCGAGGCACCACCAACGGCGACAGCATTTGGCAGCTGGTGACGGATGCGCCGATTGTCCTGGGCGTGACGGATCTGCTGTTTGAAATGGCGGCCGGGCGCACCGGTGTCAATGCCGGCACATACCGCAGTGTGACCGTGGACAAATACGGTCGGGTGGTAGGCGGGACCAACCCGACCACGCTGGCCGGTTATGCGATCACCGACGCCTTCACCAAGACCGAAACAATCGACTTGATTAACGGCACGAGCCAAATCCCTTTGGTGGAGGTCAACACCTCAAGGCCCTTGGTGGCGAACGAGTTGGGGCTTGTCCTGATTGATGCCAGCGCGGGGGCGTTGACGGTTGAGCTGCCCGATGCCAACTCGGCGCTGGGTGTTCGTGGTGTGGTGGTGCGACGGGTCGATAACACCAGCAACCGGCTGACAATCAGGGCGACCGGCAGCAACAAAATCAAGTTTCATACCCATCTGAATGCGGCCGGCTATCCATTCTTATACCTGATGGGGGCCGGGGATTATTGGCATTTTCGCAGTGATACCAAGGGCAGCTGGATACCGATTGCGCGCCTAGACGGTACGGCACTCGGGCGGCCCGTGTTTGAAACGACGACCGTATTGAATCCGGGTGGTCACGCTCCGTTGGGCAATGCCGTCTTTATTCGTGCCGATTGGCCATGGTTGTGGGACCACGCTCAGCAGTCGGGAATGCTGACTACGGAAGCCGCTCGTGGGGGTATGGAGGGCGGTTGGACCTCGGGCGATGTCGCGACCACGTTCCGTAGTCCAGATCCGCGCGGTAAATTTGTCCGGCACCTTGACGAGGCTGCCGGGATCGATCCAGGCCGTGTGGCGGGCAGCTATCGGCTCGATGATTTAAAGAGTCACGCCCACTATTCAGCTTCCACAGGTTACGGCACGCAGGCGATGGGCGGCGGGAGCATCACCTATGCCACCCCGACTGGTGGCAGCACTGGCGCCGCTGGCGGCGCTGAGACGGTCCCGAAACACATCGCCTGGCCGGGCCGAATTAAAGTGATCTGAGGTTCTAATGAATATCTATTTATTTGACCCGCTCGGCATTCTGTCCGGGCCGTTTGAGTTGTCAGAGTTTCCGGAGGTTCCGGGGTTTGGCCAATATCTGCCGGGCAATACCATCGAGCTGGAAAATCCTTTGGCCCAACCCGAGGCTGGTCACGTATGGGCGCTGGTTGATGGGAAGCCGCAACAATTGGCCGACTATCGCGGCATGGTTTACCACACGGATACCGGTGCCGAGGATGAGCATGTCGAGCTTGGCGATCTGCCCGAAGGACTGACCGCCAAACGCTGGCCGGGTCAGTTCTACGTGTGGGCTGGTGGTGACTGGGTTCTGGATGCGGTGGCGCAGATTCCAGCGGCGCAAGCGGGTGAACGAGCGTGGCGCAATGTACAGGTTGCCGCGACTGACTATCTGGCGATGCCGGATTATCCGATCACCGCTGAACAGCGAGCCGACCTGTATGCCTACCGCCAGGCGTTGCGCGATTGGCCGGATGTGACGCTGTTCCCTGATCAGGCAGGCCGCCCCCAGCCCCCGGCATGGATTGCCAGTTTGGCCCAATAACGCCCTGCACTGACGGGGCGTTTTCTTTTCCGTTACGCGTAACACGAACATCCCTCACAGCCTCGCTTATGCGGGGCTTTTTCGTTTCTGGAGATTGAGCCTTATGAGTTTCTTTCACGGCGTCACCACCACGCTGATCGACACCGGAGCGCGGACTATTTCGCTGCCGTCGTCGTCGATCATCGGCCTGTGCGACACCTTCACCCCGGGCATGCTCGGCGGCGGCACGGCCCTGGCCGGCGAACTGGTGTTGCTCACGTCCGAGCGCGAAGCCATTGCCGCGTTCGGCGCCGATTCGGCGATTACCAAAGCCGCTAAGGCGATTTACGTGCGCGCCAAAGCGGTGATCGTCGCTGTCGGCGTCCCTAAGCTTGAGGACGCCGCCCTGCAAACATCCGCCATCATCGGTGGCGTTCTGGCCTCCGGCCAGCGTACCGGCCTGCAAGCGCTGCTGGACGGCAAGAGCAAACACAACGCCCAGCCGAAACTGTTGATTGCTCCCAAGCACTCGGCGACCCAGGCAGTCGCCACGGCCATGGATGCGTTGGCCGGCAAGTTGCGCGCGATCGGCATCATCGACGGGCCGAACACCACCGATGAGGCGGTGATGGCCTACGCCGAAGAGTTCGGCAGCAAGCGCCTGTATCTGGTCGACCCTGGTGTGAAGTATTGGGACACCGTCACCAGTGCGACGGTCGATGCCCCGGCGTCGGCGTGGGTCGCCGGGCTGTTCGCCTGGACCGATGCCACTTACGGCTATTGGGCGTCGCCGTCGAACAAAGAGTTTGTCGGCATCACCGGCACCACGCGTCCGATCGAGTACCTGGACGGCGACGAAACCTGCCGGGCCAACCTGCTGAATAACGCGAACATCGCGACGATTCTGCGCGATGGCGGTTATCGCCTGTGGGGCAACCGCACGCTGTCCACTGATCCGAAATGGGCGTTCGTTACCCGGGTGCGGACCTGCGATATCCTCATGGATGCGATCCAGGCGGGGCACAAGTGGGCGGTCGATCGCTCGATTACCAAGACCTACGTGCAGGACGTGACCGAGGGCCTTCAGGCGTTCATGCGCGACCAGAAAAACGCCGGTGCGGTGATCAACTTCGAAGTCTATGCGGACAAGGAAAAGAACACGGCCAGCCAAATCGAGCAGGGCAAAATTTACTGGCGCATCCGCTTCACTGACGTGCCGCCGGCAGAAAACCCGAATTTCCTCATTGAAGTCACCAACGAATGGTTGACCGAAGTTCTTGAAACCGCCTAAGGGGGCCGCGCAATGATTCCTCAAGTTCTCTCCAACATGAACGCCTTTGTCGACGGTGTGAGTTTTGCCGGCGACGTGCCCACCCTGTCGCTACCGAAGCTGACGCAAAAGACCGACGACTATCAGGGCGGCGGCATGTCCGCCCCGATTGAAATGGCCATTGGCCTGGAAAAGCTGGAGGCGGCATTTACCACCAACGGCGTGCGTCGTGAGTCGCTGAAGTACTTCGGGTTGGCCGATCAGACCGCGTGCGCCATTGTCTTTCGTGGCGCCTTCCGGGGTCTGAAGGGTGAGGTGACGCCGGTTGTGGTGACCCTGCGCGGCGGTATCAAAGAGGTCGACATGGGCGACTGGAAGCCGGGCGACAAGGCGGAAATCAAGCACGCGATCAAGGCCGTTTACTACAAGCTCGAAATCGACGGCCGCGTGATGTACGAAATCGACCCGCTCAACATGATTCAGGTGGTCGACGGTGTCGATCAACTGGCCGCAGAACGCTCGGCCATCGGCCTCTAAGGACTACAGAACATGACTCAAGTAAGTCAAGACAGCACCGTCCCGGCTTTGCCGAAGTGGCTGAAGCTGACCGACGAGGGCGTTACCGTAACGCTCAAATACGCCACCGTGATCAGCGGCGTGATGACCGATGCCTTGACCATGCGAGCGCCCAGCGTGAAGGACTGGCGCGCGTCCAAGGTGGCCGGCAACGGCGACTATGAAAAACAGGAGCTGTCGTTGTTCGGCAGCCTGACCGGGCTGTCTGAGGCGGAGCTGTTGATCTTGAAATACAAGGACTATCAGCGCCTTTCGGCGGGCTATTTTCGCCTGGTCGACGAAGACGACGTTTAACGCCGTCACGCTCAGGGACACGGCCCAGCGCTTGGCAAAAGAGACGGGTTTCTCTGCTGCCGAGATCGAGGCCCTGCCCTTTGATCAGATGCTGTGGTGGCTCACGGATTGAGCCGCTTTGAACTCCCCGACGTATAGGGCACGCACATGGCGAACAAACTCGCGCTCGGCCTGGTCATTGGCGGGGCGGTCAGCTCCACGGTGGGCTCGGCGTTCAAGGATGTCACCAGTCGCATCAAGCGGCTGGAGGCAGAAGGCAAAAAAGCCCGGGTGCTGGAAAAGACCATTGGCGACACCATGCGGTTGCGCGATGAGTGGCGCAAGGCGCACATGGCGGGCGAGAAGGGTGCCAGCGCCCTGCTGAAACAGCTTGAGGGCAATATCAGCAGCCTGAAAAAGCAAGGCGTGGAAGTTCACAATCTGACCAAGGCTTACACGGCCATGGGGCAGGCGGCGAACAGGGCCGAGCTGAAGGCCAAAGGTCACCAGCAACTTGACGAAGGCAAGCAGAAACTCAAAAGCAGCGTTGGCCAAGCGGTGGCCGCCACGGCGGCGATGGCGATTCCGACCAAGGTCAGCGCGGACTATGGCGCGATCATCCGTGACATTGCGATCAAGTCGAACATTGCCAACAAGCCCGAAGAGGCGCAGCTGTCGAAGAAGATTGTCGACACCTCGCGTGACACGGGCATGGCGCGCAATCAGGTGGCCGAGGTGGTCAACGCCCTGGTAGGGGCGGGCATGGAGCTGGACAAGGCCCTGCAATACGCCCCGACCGCCGCCAAGTTTGCCGTGGGGCAAGGCTCGGACGGTGGCGAAACGGCGCGCATGATCAACGCCCTGGGGCAAAACGCCAAGATCACCGACCCGGCCATGATGCAAAAGGCCCTGGAGGCGATCGCCTACCAAGGGCAGGCGGGCAGTTTTGAAGCGGCCGACATGGCGCGGTGGTTTCCTGAGTTGCTGGCCGGTATGGGCAAGCTGGGCATCACCGGGATGGATTCGGTCACGCAACTGGGCTCAATGCTTCAGGTGCAAATGAAGACCGCCGGCGGCTCGGATGAAGCGGCCAACAACCTCAAAAACTGGATGGAGAAAATCGGCTCCGGTGACACGGTCACGGCCTACAAAAAGGCCGGGATCGACTATCAGGCGTCGATGAATACCGGCCTGCAGAATGGTAAGTCCACGTTGGAATCCAGCTTTGAGCTGGCGCAAAAATACATCGCGGCGACCGACCCGAAAAAGGCCGCCGCGATGGCCGAGGCCACGGCCAAGATCAGCCAAGAGGCGGACCCGGAAAAGGCCAAGGCCATGATGGCGTCCCTGGAGCAAGCCTTGCGCACCGGCGATCTGTTCGCCGATATGCAGGTCAAAGGCGCCCTGACCGCGTTCATGCAGAACAAGGAGCTGTACGCCAATCTCAAAAAGGACTCGGCGAATGCCACCGGGATCTTGGATAAGAACCTTGAGGAGCGCCGGCAGTCCTCGGCGCAGAAATGGTCGGAAATGGCGCAAGGCACGGACGACGCCATACGCGCGATCGGCGACGCGTTCCGCCCGGTTACGGACAAGGTGGCCGACGGGCTGACCTACGTCGCCAAAGGGCTGAGCAAGCTGTCGGACGAATCGCCTAGAGTGGTGACTGGCATCGGCGCGGCCGTGGCGGCGGTGATCGCCTTTCAGGGCGCCATGAGTACCTTCAAGATCGCCAAGGGCTTGCTGAACATCGGGCGCGGCTCGCTGATGGGTAATCCGAACATCCCGCAGAAGGTGATCGTGACCAACATGGGGGCCATGGGCGGCGGTGGCGGTCTGGATGCCGGCGACCTCGATGCCGATGGCAAGAAGGGCAAGAAGGGCGGTAAGGGTGGTCGTGGCGGTGGCGGCGGCGGTGGTGTCGGGAATGTAGTGAAAGGGGCGACGGTGTTCGCGGTGGTGGAGGCCGGTATCAAGGCCGTCGACACCTATCAGAACGCCGAGACGCAGGACGAGAAAGCCGAAGGTTACGGCGCGGCAGCGGGTGGGCTGGCGGGCACGCTGGCCGGGGCCGCTGCTGGGGCGGCGATTGGTTCCGCGGTGCCGGTGATTGGCACCATTGTCGGCGGCTTGATCGGCGGTTATCTCGGCAGTCGCGGCGGTGACGCCTTGGGTGGCTACCTCGGTAAGTCGGCATTTGGTACGCCTGACGCGCTGAAGCGGCTGCCGGACGCCGGGCCGTTGATGATGGCGAATGCCGGAAAGGACATCCCGCCGGTGCTGGGCGGAATTTCCCGGTCATTCGCACCCTCGACCACCGGGCCGTTGATGCTGACCCATCCCGGCCAAGGCGCTGGGCCCGGGGCAAGCGTCGCGGCTACGGCGGCAGCGGCGGCGCCCGCCATGCCAGCGCCGCCGGTGTCGTATGACCCGCGCGACCTGGAGTCGAAAGACGCCATGTTGCTGCCGCACTTTTCCAACAAGGTGCGCTTTCCGGGTTCTGAGCTGCGTCGACCCAAGGTCATTAAGTCGGGTTTGGAAGACCCCGCCCCGCAACCGGGTGACGCCGCGAAAGCCATGATGTTGCCTCCGGCCAGTGCGGACGCGGCGGCGGGGGCGTTGGTGAAGCCGATGGCGGCGAAAGCGGAGGCGCCCAAAATCGAATCGAAGGTGGACATTCAGGCGCCGTTTACGCTGACGGTCAACGGTGACGTGAAGGACGCGGCGCAACTCTATGGCCAGCTCAAGCCGTTGCTCGATCAGCACTATCGCGACATGGCCAAGCAGATGGGGAGCGCTCAGCTGTTTGACGCTCCGCACGTTTAATCAGGGGGGGCATATGACTGATCAAAACAAGACTGCATTACAGCAGTTACAGTCGGGCTTGAAGTACCTGGCCACGGCTGGGGAAACCGGCCGGCGCAGCTTGGACGGCATGCTGGGGCCGGTGAGTGGTGCGATCGGCGAAATCACCGGCGCGGCGTCCGAGCTGGAGGGCTTGCCCTTCGTCGATCCTGCGATCGGTGCCAAGCTTCAGCGCGTCATGCGTGGGGTGAATGCGGCTCAGGCCAAGGTCGGTCAGGTGGTGGCCACCTACAACAAGGCCAGTCTGGCGTTGTCGGGGATGGATGAGCGCATGGTAACCCTCAAGGAACAGGCGGGCAAGGCGGCGGCAGCAATCAACAAAATTGCCGGCAAGGTCAGTCCGTCGTTGGCCACCATCGTGCCCACCGGGGCGTTTGCCACGGATCAGACGCCGGCGCCGGAAGCGGTGAAGCCGTTCCCGCACCTGCTGATCATCCAGCCCCAAGACCCCAAGGCGCCGCCGTATTTCTTCAACCTCGACACGGCCGCGTTTGATGAGCTGCGTCGCTCGACCGAATTCCGCTGGGCCTCTCAAGAGCGCTTATCGCGGCGGCCGGCGCAACAGGGCGTCGGCATGGGGGACGAAAAGATCACGCTCAAGGGCGCGATTTTCCCCGGCTTCAAGGGTGGCCTGAAGCAGCTCGACACGCTGCGCGCGCTCGGCGCCCAGCTCAAGCCGTTGACGCTGACCACGGGCTATGGCGACGCGCTCGGCACCTGGTGCCTGAAAAGCGTCGATGAAGAGCAAAGCGCGCTGATGCAAGGCGGCATCCCGCGTAAACAAGGGTTCACTCTGGAGTTTGTGCGCTATGGCGACGACATGCAGAACGTCTGACGGGGATCTGCTGGACACCATCTGTCATAACTTCTACGGCCACCTCAACGGCAGCGTGGAGGCGGTGCTGGATGCCAATCAGGGGCTGGCCGAAGAGGCGCAGCCCTATCGCGACGGGGTGGTGATCGTGCTGCCGGATCTGGCGCCGCCGGCTCGGGAGCAGGTGACCTTGTGGGACTGATGCCGTCCGGAGTACTCGCCGGCGAATGAGCGCGTTACGCGTAACGAACCGTGACTACCTTGAGCCCGCCTTGTGCGGGTTTTCTTTTGGAAGCAATCCATGACCCCTATGTTTCGTATCGTGGCCAATGGCGCCGATATCACCGGCCTGATCAACGATCGGCTGATTCAGCTCAGCACCACCGACAAGCCGGGCATGGATTCGGACACGTTCGAATTGCGCATTGATGACCGTGATGGGCTGGTGACGTTGCCCCGGCGCGGGATCGGCATTGAGATCTATCTGGGCTATGTCGAGACGGGACTGGCTCGCCTGGGCCGCTACGTGGTCGATGCGGTCACGGTGTCCGGTCCGCCGGATACGATCGTCATCAAGGGCAAGGCCAGCGACATGCGCGGCAGTGGCAAGACCGTGCGCAGCGGGAGCTGGGAGGACGTGCCGCTGTCGAAAATCGTCGGTGATATCGCCGCGCGCAACGGCTGGCAGGCGGTGTGCCCGGTGTCGACAAAGGTCGCCCGGGCGGACCAGCTCAGCGAATCGGATTTTAATTTCATCACACGCCTGGCTAAACAGTACGACTGCACCGCCAAGGTCGCCGATGGCAAATTGTTGGTGATGCCGCGTCAGGGTGGGCAGACCGCCAGCGGCAAGGCCTTCGGTGCGATCACCCTGACGCGCCGCGACGTGAGCCGCTGGCAATTCAACCTTGAAGATCGCAACACGCACAAGTCGGTGGGGGCCAAGCACCAAGACCCTAAAACCGGGAAGCTGGTGGTCGTGTCCCTGGAGAATGACGACCTGCCGGCCGGCCTGCCTTCGGTGCATACCGATCGGCATATCTACCACAACAAGACCGCCGCCGAGGCTGCTGCCAAGGCGCGCTTGGCCGCGTTCAACCGCTCGAGCGCCGGCGTGCGTTTCGAAATGGACGGCCGTACGGATCTGTTCGCCGAACGCTCGATCATTGCCCAGGGCTTCAAGGTCGGCCTGGATGGCGAGTACCTGACCGACTCCGTTGAGCAGGTGTATACCCAAGCCGGCTGGTCGACCACGGTTGAGTGCAACGGCGGCAAGGCCGGCAAGGCGAAGGCCAAAGGTAAGAAACCGAAGAAGGTCGCGAAGCCGCTCAAGGTCGTGACCCTGTAAACGCGCCATTGCGCAATCCCTGACCGCCGAGAGCGGTTTTTTTATGCCTGGAGTTTGTATGCCGCTTAATCAGCAGCAGTTGCTGCGCATCCTGCCCAACGCCCGCCCCGTCGCGGGCGTTTTTGTGCCGGCCCTCAATCGCGCCATGGCGCGCTTTGACATCGGTTCGCCGGTGCGTCAGGCCGCGTTTCTCGCCCAGGCCGGACATGAGTCGGGCCACCTGACACAGTTGTCGGAAAGCCTCTACTACAAGGACGCCGAGCGCGTCGCACAGCTATTCAAGTATGGCTTTGACCTCAATCGAAACGGCCGGGTCGACCCCGCCGAGGTCGAGGACGCCAAGGCCTACTTGCGCAACTCGGAAAAGATGGCCAACCGGGTCTACGCCGGTCGGATGGGCAACGGTCCCGAAGCCTCGGGTGATGGCTACCGCTACCGCGCCCGGGGCGCGATCGGCATCACCGGCCGCGATATGTACCGTTTGTGCGGTCAGGCCCTGGGGCTGCCCCTGCTGGACGAGCCTGAGCTGTTGGAACAGCCGGAGTTCGCGGCGCTGTCGGCGGCCTGGTACTGGTGGGATCGCGGCTTGAACGAGCTGGCCGACGCCGGCCTGTTCGATCGCATCACGCGGGTGATCAATGGTGGTAACAACGGCGAGGCCGATCGCCGCGCGTTGTGGGCCGTGGCCAAGGGGGTGTTATGTCTCTGATCGATCTGCTGCCGCCGGTGGTGCGTCCTTGGGCAATCGCCCTGGTGCTGCTGGCGATCGCCGCCGGTGCGGCTGGTGGCGCGTGGACCGTCCAAGACTGGCGTTATGGCCAAGCGCTCGCCGAGCAGGGCCAGAAAGCGGCTGAGAAGGCGACGGCCGAAGCGCAGTCGGCGACGGCTCGCGCCGAAGAGGTGACGGCCGCGCTGGTGGTCGAGCAGGCCAAACGCGTCGCCCTGGAGGGGCGCTTGAAGGTCAACGATGAAACCCATCACAAGGAACTGTCCGATGCAAAGAACACTCAGCAACGCCTGTCTGATCGCCTTGCCACTGCTGATGTCCGGTTGTCAGTCCTACTCGCCACCGGCCCCGGCCGTGCAGGCGGTGACGAGCTGTCAGCCGCTGCCAGCGCCGGCGGCGTGGTTCATGGAGGCACAAGAGCCGAACTTGACCCCGCGCATGCTCAGCGAATTATCGGCATCACCGGTGACGGCGATCGAGGACTGATTGCTCTGGCAGCCTGCCAGGCATACATCAGGGAAGTCTCTCGTTGAGGGATTGAAGGTAGCGCTCATTGCGCTCCCTGAGCAGGTTGTCCCGCTGAGCCTCAATCATCCGTAAGCTGTAGATCATTCGATCTCTTTCTGATGTTTCGGTGTTGAGTCTGCCGACGTCTTCCAACGCCTTTTTGAGCTCACGGCTCAGGCTGGTCTTTTCGCTGCTCAGTTGGCTGTTCATCTGCACCAGGCCGAAGATGTCCTCGCGGGCTTTGCGTAGCTGCAAGGTCAGTTCCTGGACTTCGTTCTCCAGCATGCGGTTGTAGTGGGTGATGGTTTCCAGTTCATTTGAGCATCCAAGCCAGTCGCTGGTGTCTTCGATGTCGATGGGGTTCACGTTCATGCCTTATCGATACTGTTCGGATGTACAGTAATCGAGGCGGGCGTGATCGGGCGATGGCGAGGCGACGAACTGTAGATCCGTCAGTCTGGCGACATCAGCACTGCGAGCGTCAGCTTGATGAACTCTTCGTTCTTGTCGATGGTGTCCAGGGCGCCGCGCACGTTGTCAGCGACGTCAGCCGAGCCGCGGGCTTCGACCCAATTGGAAAGCTCTAGGATGGCGGCCTCCAGGGCGAGCTGATTTTCGTTGATCTTGAAGAGCAGGGAAGGGAGCAGGTCTGAATGGGGCATCGCGAATCCTCGGTTAAAAGGTCAGCGTAGCATCGTGTTACATGAAGGATATTTAACGATCGGCAGGACGCCGGAGAGGGGCAAAACGAGCTTAGTTATGGAACGGTTCCAGAATAGTTATGGAACACATGCTGGGCGCAGATGATTTCACCAAACCCCAGAAACGACAAAGCCCTGAATAATCAGGGCTTTGTCGGTACAAATATGGCGGAGGCGATGGGATTCGAACTCATGGACCTGTTACAGTCGACGGTTTTCAAGACCGTTGCCTTAAACCACT